TGTGTAAGCAGCACTTCATCTGTCAGTTTCCGACCATCTCAGAGGCGCTTGGATGGTGCCCTGAGGGCGATTGTGGATGCTCTCAGCATCTAGACGATTGCAACTGCATTCAACCATCATTGAGGATCGATTAATGCCTTCTTACCCAGTAATAAATAAAACGACAGGAGAGAAACAAACTCTCTATATGAGCATGAAAGAATACGAAACCTGGCGGGCAGAAAATCCCGACTGGGATAAGGATTGGATGGAAGGTGTCGGTGGGGTAACCTACGGTCAACCCAAACAGTCTGACGGATTCAAAGAAGTGATGTCCAAAGTCCAAAAAGCACATCCCCGTGCAAACCTGAGTCGTTTCACCTAAACTATGACAAGAGCAAGAAAGCGTAATAATGGTGGTCCTCCAGTTCCTCCAGGTATGTCTGCTAAACAAATCCGAAGAAAGAAACCGATTGATAAGTCCTACATGGTCCCTATCAATCCACTTACCTCTAATCAAGAGACTGCTTTTGAGCAGTATGGGTTAGGACAAAACTTATTGCTTCACGGAGCAGCTGGCACTGGTAAGACTTTCATCACGCTCTATCTTGCTTTGCAAGAAGTGCTTGACGAAAATACACCTTATGATAAAATCTATATTGTAAGATCACTCGTCCCTACTAGAGAGATTGGTTTCCTTCCTGGCGATCATGAAGACAAGTCTGCTCTCTATCAAATTCCATATAAAAATATGGTAAGGTATATGTTTAGTATGCCTGATGACAACTCGTTTGATATGTTGTATGACAACCTCAGAGCGCAAGAGACTATTTCTTTTTGGTCTACTAGTTTTATCCGTGGTGTCACTCTCGATAACTGTATTGTTATCGTCGATGAATTCTCTAACCTCAACTTCCACGAGCTTGACTCGATGATCACTCGTGTGGGTGAAGATTCTAAAATTATGTTTTGTGGTGACATTACTCAGTCTGATCTGGTTAAACAGTATGAAAAGACTGGTATTGCAGACTTCATTAAGATTCTTCAAAACATGAAAGAGTTTACCTGCATCGAATTTGGTATCGAAGATATCGTTAGATCTGGTTTAGTCAAATCTTATCTTATTAACAAATACAATCTTGGATTCTAATGCCTTTTAATTTTATTGATGTTGATGTCAACGAAGTTGATGTCGATCCTGTGAGCGAAGATGGTGTAAGATTCTACCCCATTCCTGGGGCAGATAAATATTATCCAAGTGTAACCTCAATCACCTCGTTTAAGAACGCGCAGTTCTTTGCCGAATGGCGAAAAAGAATTGGTGAAGCAGAGGCAAATCGTATTACTGCTAGAGCAACTCAAAGGGGGACAGCATTCCACGCACTCTCCGAAGATTATTTCAAAGGAGTATTGGATATTGACAAATACTTGGCAAACAATCCATTGTCTGTTAGAATGTTTCAGTCTGCAAAGACGACCCTTGATCGAATCAACAACATTCACTGTTTAGAAACCTTTTTATACTCTCACTATCTCGGTCTTGCTGGTCGAGTAGATTGTATTGCAGAGTTTGATGGTGAGTTGGCAGTAATCGATTTCAAAACTTCAACGAAACCTAAAAGCGAAGATCACATCGAGCACTACTTTGTGCAAGAGACTGCCTACGCTGCTATGTTTCTAGAAAGGACAGGAATTGAGGTAAAGAAAATTGTCACACTTATCGCGGTTGAAGACGGGTCTATTCAAGTGTTTGAGAAGTACAATCTTGATGACTATTTACAGTTACTTAAAACCTACATCGAAGAATTTGCTGGGGGAAGAAATGCCAAAGGATAATCCTGAGGAAAAGTTTATGACACCCTCAAAATTTTCTATGGAAATTGAGAGGTTGGTTAAAACCAGCAATGGTTTGATCACTTACATCGAGGCAGTAGTTACCTTCTGCCAGGAGAATGAAATTGAGATGGAAAGTGTGCCAAAATTGTTGTCTAAACCTCTGAAGGAAAGACTACGGCATGAAGCTCAGCGAATGAATTACATGAAAAAATCTTCTAGGGGAGTGCTGCCATTGTGACTGGATTTGAAGTGTATAAAATGTATCTCGCATTAAAAAATCACTTCACTAAACCTGATTATGATTATGTGAAATACAATGGTAAGACTCGCGCAAGCGAAAAGTCTTTTGAAGGACGAAACGATGTATATTTTTTCAAGAAACTAGCAACGAAGTATTCTAGCGATTCTATGCTGGAGTATTTTGTTGCTAATTTCATTAATGATTCTAAAGGATATCTACGCAACTTCAGCACAGATGTCTATACTAAGTGGAAGATTCATCAAGAGTCTTTTACTTATAAATTTAAACAGGATATTGATCTGCTTCTAGATGATGTTGGATTTCCTTACGAAGAAAACTTTGACAAATTATTCCAAGCACAAAGAGGTAAGCATCCTATCCTCCTGAAAAGATACTATGCAGGTGAAGTTAATTTAGAAACTTTAGTTGTATTTGACCACTGTCTTCAGTATGTAAGTCGTATTGATAAGGTATTGACTGATCCTATGTGGAATGATACCAAACTTAAGATCACTAAGTATCAACCTTTCCTGGCGATTGACTGTAAGAAATATAAGAAGATAATTTTAGAGACAATTAAGGCAAAACTATGAGTTTTTTTAAGTCAGATCAAGTGCAAGAAAACTTGCATGAAATTTTTCAAACTTATCAAGAGGTTGCAAGTCGCACCTCACAAATTAGCACAATGACTACAGAAGAAAAACTGGAGCACATTGAAGACTGTAAAAACCTTATCGATAGACAGAGGACTTTTTACACACGGCTTGCTCTGGCAGCAAGCGAAGATCCTGAAGCAGCAGACATGAAACAGCGCATCAATGCTCTGTGTAATGCTTTTGGATACAACACCCTACCTGAGTGCATGGAAGCAATGGTGCAGACGCTTGAGAAAGCGGCACAACAGACCATTGACCGTGACTAAATAGTATGCTACGATAACCCAGTAGCAAACACACACAACTACACACTAACAATACGGAGAATACGAAATGTCCTTTGCATCTCTCAAGAAAGCGTCTGCTGCTGGCAACTCGCTGGCAAAACTGACCAAAGAGATCGAAAAAATCAACCAACCTCAGGCATCGAGTGGTCCTGACGAGCGCCTCTGGAAACCTGAGTTGGATAAGTCTGGTAACGGTTACGCAGTGATCCGTTTCCTCCCTGCACCCGATGGCGAAGAAATGCCTTGGGCAAAGGTCTGGTCCCATGCTTTCAAGGGTCCTGGTGGTCAATGGTATATTGAAAATTCCCTTACCACTCTTGGTAAGGAAGATCCTGTTTCTGAATTGAATCGCACTCTTTGGAATTCTGGATCTGATCGTGACAAGGAAGTTGCCCGTGCTCAAAAGCGCAAACTCTCCTACTATGCTAACATCTATGTCGTGAGCGATCCTGCTCACCCTGAGAATGAGGGTCGTGTCTTCCTCTACAAGTTTGGTAAGAAGATCTTTGACAAACTGGTAGAAGCAATGCAACCTGCATTTGCTGACGAGACTCCTCTGGATCCTTTCAACTTCTGGACTGGTGCTGACTTCAAACTGAAGATCCGCAAGGTCGATGGTTATTGGAATTATGACAAGTCTGAGTTTGCCTCTCCTGGCACTCTGGAAGACCTGTCTGATGACAAACTGGAGGCAATCTGGAAGCAAGCATACTCTCTTGCAGAGTTTGAAGACGCTAAAAACTTCAAGACCTATGAGCAACTGCAACAGCGTCTGAATCTGGTGCTCGGCAATGCTCCTGCACCTGCTCCTCGTCCCACTTTCAATGAAGAGGAAGAGGAAGTGATCGCAAAACCCATGCCTTCTGAGTCGTGGGGTCGTGAAGTTTCCGACTTCCGAGAGAAAGCAGTTGCTTCCTCTCCTGTCGATGATGAAGATGATGCAATGTCCTATTTCGCTCGCCTCGCTGAGGAAGACTGATGACAACACCCAACTGGCAACACCATTCTAAGAAAGAAGCAAAGCGCACCCTGAAACCTCAGGCACTGCGCCAAGCAAAGAAGCGTCGTGCTGCTCTCAAAGCAAAACTACTCGCCTCTACGGTGGCGTTGGTTGGGTTTGCTTCTCCTGCTCAAGCAGTCACATGGGGAGAGTTTTGGGAACCATTCAAGAGTGACCATCACCACCATGTAGAGCACCACCACCATCACTACCGCCCAAGACGGGCAATGTGTGAGCACCGAGAGTATCGAGAGGTGCGTGACTCAAGAGGTAGATTCGTTGACTACTACTACGAGACAGTAAGAGAACCTTGCTGGAGAAAGTATCACGATCACTAAAAACAAAATCGACCTTAGGTTCCCAAAAAGGCGGAAAAAAAATCCCGCCAAAAATTGGGTCCCTAAGGTTTTTTAGTATCCGCTGCTACCAGAAGATCCAGAAGAAGATGAAGTGCTTGATGTAGTAGTGGAAGCAGTAGTAGTTGTAGTTACTGCGCTAGCACTAGCAGTAGATCCTCCTGTTGTGGGACCGTAATCAAAGGATGTAACAGTCTCTTGAGCAGCAGTAGAGCGACTGGTAGATCTCCTAAACGATTTTCTATCGAGGAATTTACTTGCAGCAGTGATTGGAGTTTTCTTGGTGCCATCTTCAGACAACTCTTTGCTGGGTAGATATGCAACTAGATCTTCAAAGTCTTCAATGAAGAATTCTAGTAAGTTGCCATTGGGGATAATAATAAGACGTTTTTGCTCATTTAAATAAGTTTCATGCTCCATATTACTTACTGGGTAAATAGAGTCATTTTTTGATAATGTTGTGCCATTTGGTAAAGTAACTCTATAGGTCTCATTGACCTCAATACCAGATTTCACAAAAACTGCTTCATTATACTTAACTTCTCTAGTTTCCCAATGATGGATACCTTCCCAAGATCCATATTGCTCTAAAACATAGTCAGATAATACTTGGTGATTCTTTGGCCATTGATTGTAGAGATCTGTAATATTATTGGTTAATAGGATAACCCAATCCAACTCAGCATCTCCGAATAATCTAAAAGCAACCATTTCAGGACGACTGCCTTCAGGAATAGTATATGATTCAAACTGAGTTGAATATTTTTCAATAGCTTCGTCAACAGCAACTCGTCTGAAGATGTTTTTGACTAGTTTATGGTCAATTCTTTCGTCAGCAGTTTCTACACCAACGTAAATATCGGGTAAGTTTTGAAAATATTTTGACATACTAGTATCCTGCGTCGATGTCTGCTTGTGTTACAAATCTTGTTTCTGCAAAAGAAAGACCTAATTCAACCGCAGGCACCAAAAGTTGATTTGCACCTTTATCATCAGAAGTCCCTAAGTTTGCAATAGCATCTTTAAAAGAGACATATTGACCATCTGGAGTATAGTTTACACTTACGTTGGTGCAAACGCATGGCTGGAATTTATAGTGCTCTACATAACTAATTTTTGAAGATCCTGGTGTATATCTTACAAATTGTAGTTGGAATCTATCTGGAATTTTTAGGAATTTTCCTGCTGTATTGATTGCCTTGACTTGTTTTACTTCCTTCTTTTTAGATGTTGTGCTTGGAGTTTCCTCTTTCTCATCATTTTTCCCAAAAACGTCTTGTCCTGCTTTTGATTGTGCTAATTGCTTTTCTTCTTTTTCATCAGCATTACCAAGCATCGGAAGAGCACCTTTTTTCAGATATTTGATAATTTGAAGAATAGTTTCTGCTTCTTTTTTATTTCGAGCAAACATCTTGATTGTAAACTGGTGATTCCTGAATTGGACCCCATTGAAGATTTGCTCAGTAAAGGGATTCATAATTCTTCCCTTTACAAGATTTTGTAAAGCACCACCTGTAACGCCAGTTTCTAAATCACCAGCAGCTGCTAAGGAACTGATTATTTTTGCACCTTTATTATATGCAAGCTCTGGTAAAGCAGCAGATGCTGCAGATTGGACCATTGAAGTTAATTGGTCTGCATCAGATCCACCACCAATAGCAGCAGCAACTCCAGCGCCCAATACACCCATCATACCCATGTTGATGGCACTATAGTCTGCCTGATATGCAACAGAAATGCTCTGTGGCATTGCAAGATAGACAACACCTTCATCAGATAGTCGAATATTTTGTCTATTGCCAGGAAGATTAGATCCACCGTAACCACCTTCAGATTTTTCGTGGTCGATTCTGAATCTCTGAATCTTTAAATAGTCAACTCTGCCAGTTGGTGCATCTGCACTATCGAGGTAATCCCCTTCTACAGGCACTTTTAATGGATATCTTAGAATACTTGGAGACGCCACCTAAATAGTTGCAAGTGTACTATATGATTCTATTTATGAGGTATCAAGGACGTTACACTCCCTCCTTTCCTCGCAAATACAAAGGTGATCCCAAAAATGTCATTTATAGGTCATCTTGGGAGTATAAATTCATGAAATGGTGTGATATAACTCCTTCTGTTGAAGAATGGGGTAGTGAGGAAATTGTCATTCCTTACGTTTCTCCCGTCGATGGAAAAAGACATAGATATTTTCCTGACTTTTACGTCAAAATAGGAAATAAAAAATATCTAGTCGAAGTGAAACCCTTTAGGCAGACAAAGGAGCCTAAAACACAAAAGAGGATGACAAAACGTTATATTAATGAAGTTGTTACTTGGAGTGTGAATCAAGCGAAGTGGAAAGCAGCAGAGGAATTCTGTAAGGACAATAATTGGGAATTTATGTTAATCACCGAAAAAGAGCTTAAAGTCTGATGGATCTTAATTTAGCAAAAAATAGAGCGCCTAAGCAGAGACTCTCTGAGTTTATGTCTTTTGCAATGGACAAAAACACTCATCCTGCTACTAATAATAGGTATAGTGTTTCCTTTGCTGGTCCTGCAGTATTCAGAAATTCTTTATTACTTGCCAATAGACTTAGCCCAGATCAACGTGATAATGCTAAACTTCTAAATTTCTATGCTGATAATGTAAATCTTCCCAGTAAGCAGGTTACTACTGGGACGGTAACTAATATTGGATCTACAGTTAATTACGCAACCTCATCTACATTCAGTCAGATTTCGATTGATTTCTTAATGCCTAGAAATCATAAGACTAGAATGATTTTTGAAAGGTGGATTAGTCTTATGTCTAGTGATTCTAATCAATTCACCGACTACTATGATAATTATGTTTGCCCACACTTATACATCTATAAGTGGGAAAGAGGTGGTGGACCAGAATTTCAAATTCCCGAAAACTGGAAGAAGATTCTTAAAGCACAGAATATAGATCCTGAGGATGTGCTAAAGTATAAGGATGATAAACTTGTTGGTGTATACGACATTCGTAATGCATACCCTCAGAATATTGGGTCAATGACACTTACAAATGCTCAAGCAGGAACTTTATCAATGAATGTTAGTTTCCTATATGAGCGTTATAGATTCTATGGTGATAGGGATCTTGATTGGACTGGTCTTGCATATCGCACTACTGACACAAATGATTCAAACAACCCTACGCCACCTCAATAAATAAAATTACTGAATTGATTACAACATGGCACTACCTAAGTTAAATGTCCCCTCATATAATTGTAAACTACCATCGACAGGGGCAAATGTAAAATATAGACCATTCTTGGTCAAAGAAGAAAAACTTCTGTTTCTTGCAATGGAAACAGGTGAGCAAGAAGACATGATTGATGCGGTCAAAAAGATTCTACTCGATTGCACTAATCTCAAAAATGTCGCTAAACTTGCAACGTTTGATATTGAGTATCTATTTTTGAAGATCCGTTCATCATCTGTTGGTGAGAGTGTTGATGTGAGCATTACATGTCCTGATGATGAAGAAACGCAAGTTTCTGTCACTATTCCTCTAGACCAAATTGAAGTTGTTAAAAATCCAGATCATAAAACCGAGTTGAAATTGGATGATCAGATTATTCTTACTATGGGATATCCAAGTTTGGATATGTTTGTGAAAAGCAACTTTACTGGTGCTGGTATGGATGAAATTTTTGAGATGGCAGCAGGATGTGCTGAAAGTATCGCTGATAGTGAGCAAGTTTATATTTGTAAGGACACTCCTAAGGAGGAGTTGATTGAATTCTTTGAATCTATGAATAGTGGACAGTTTAAGATGGTCCAAGAATTCTTTGAGACTATGCCAAAACTATCTCATACAGTTAAGGTGACAAATCCAAAGACTAAGGTTGAAAGTGAAGTTGTTATCGAAGGTCTTGCTGCTTTTTTCGAGTAGCCCTTCTACATAATACACTGAGAAATTATTATGAATCCAACTTTGCGTTGATGCATCATCACAAGTGGGATATGGAATACATCGATAATCTGATCCCTTTTGAGAAGGAAATCTACATGAGTTTACTAATCCAATTCCTAAAGGAAGAGGAAAGACGAATCAAGGAGCGTCAAGTTGGCTAAGATTACCCCATACAAGTTTATTAATCCAGGAGTTATTGGATCTTCTTCGGATCCTACTGTGCGTGCTACGAGCACACAACTCCTGGCAACAAACCGCTTGGGTAAAACTGTAGAAGGGATCGCAAACATTGTTGCTGACATCAATGTCAACAATAGTGCATTACAAAAGTTTTATAAGACGCAACAAATTCAAAGGACTAAGGAATTAAGGCGTCAAAGAGATTTTGAGGCAGAGGCGAGACAGGAGGCAGCAAGTAATAAATCACCGTCCCAACTCAAAAAGAAAGCAAAGGAAAACGAGAAAGATTCGGATACTAAGGATGTCAAGAAAAGTGGTGGAGGATTTCTTGGGTGGATTGAGAAATTCTTAGGTCCATTTGCAAGCATATTCGCAGATTTAGCAGCGATTTTTATTGCTAAAGCTGCAACAGATTACCTTAAAGATGAGAAAAATCGAGAAAGGATATCTGAATTTTTTAGAAAAGCAGCATTTGTTTTTAATGCTATCAAAAAGATAGTAGAAAAACAGGTAGGTAATATATTTGATGGATTTAAGGCTCTTAGTGATCCTAAAGCAACTTTCTGGGAAAGATTAAAGGGTCTTGGTAAGATGCTGGGAGGCATTCTTGTCCTCAAGTATTTGATGAATCCGTTTTCACTGATTACGGATATTATTAGCGTGATTGACCTTGCTGGGTCTTTCATGAACAAGAGAGACAAAGCATTTAATAAGAGGTTAAAGGAGCATAACGATAGGGTCAAGAAGGGTGATACGGATAAACCAACAACAACTTCAGGTGGATCTAATACTAAACCAGTAAAACCTGCAGAAAATCCTGGTGTATCTAATGTCCGCCGTCAGCATGGTAGAGCTGCTGAGCAGGCATATAACAATGCATATAAAAACGCGATTGATAATGGAAAGAATCCATCTCAAGCCGCAAGGACTGCAAAAGCAAAGGTTGATAAGTTAATTAATAGTGGGAAGATCAAATCCCAACCTTTACCATCTCTGAATACTAAGACTAATCAGGCTCTTGGTATCAATAAGAGTGGTAATATCTTTAAAAATCTTGGCAAACAAAATGCCAAATTGACTCAAAGATTCTTCTTGAAGGTTATTGGTAAGGGTGGTGTTCAAGGTCTTAACAAGATCATGAATAAAATACCGATTATTGGACCTTTGTTGACCTTCGGTATGAATTGGGCAGCAGGTGAATCTATTGCCAAATCTGCTGTGATGGCAGTTGGATCTGGATTGGGTCAGTTGCTTGGTGGTTGGGCAGGCACAGCGATTGGTGGTGCTCTTGGTGTTGCTAGTGGCGGTCTATTAGCACCTATTTCTATACCTGTTGGCACTTTTGTTGGTGGTTTACTTGGTAGTATAGTTGGTGAAGCATTAGGTGGATGGTTTATTGACACTATTACTGGTGCTGACGGCGGCGGAGGTGGATTGGGTGCGATTGGCGCAAGTATTGTAAATGGTGCTAAGCAATTACTTACTAAAGAATTCTGGGCAAAAATTGGCCAAGGTATTGCTGAAGTATTTGGTAATGTTGTCAGAATGCTTGGCAATGTTTGGAATATGGTTAATGCTATGGGCAAATTCATGGGCATTGGCACATTCTTTGATGCTCTCTGGAAGAGGATGGGCAAACTAGCGGGTGGCATCTGGGAGATCATGCAAATGATCAAGAATCCCTTTAGCATTGACTTTGGTAAACTTGCTGGATTGATGTTTGAAGTTGGCAAAGATCTTGCTTCATTCCTCATTGCTCCTGGTCCTCTTGTTTTTCTATGGGAAAATGGTATAAAACCTTTCTTCAATAACATAACAAAACTCTGGAATGACAGAGGTAAGTTGTGGGATTTCCTAACGAGACCTGGCACCTTCCAAGAGACATTTGGGGGTAACAAGTATGATCCCGAGTCTCTTGCTCCATCCACAATTAAGAAGAAGGAAGAGGAAGAGGCAAGGAAAAAACTAGAAGGAAAAGCAATCGGTGGTATTGTTAATCCAACACCTCGCACTAATCCTTCTACACAACCTGGAGGATATGCTTCTGATACTGGTCTAGACATTATTGGTAAGACTGGTGATCCTATTGTTTCTCCTGTAAGCGGCACACTAGAGTATGCTGAAAGAGGACACGTTGCTCAGATGGGTCAAGACTCAGACCCAACTAAACCTGGAATCCAAGATCAGCATAGTTTCAGAATCAAACTTGACAAACCTTTCACCTATGCAGGTAAGAAGGTAAACTTTGCATATGGCACACACCTTGCTGCATTGCATGAAGGTGTCAAAGATAAGAGTGGTATTCACATTGCCGCAGGCACACTGATGGGCACAATGGGTGTTGCTAACAGAGTGCCTCACCTTCACTTGGGTCTTGTTGAAGATAGAGCACAGAATAGATTCCTCAACTTCAGAGAATTGAAAAATCTATTCAAAGGTGTGCCTTCTACAGATGTTTCTGATACTTCAGGTATGCTGTCAGGATCTTCCCTGTCTGCAGGTCCACCACCAGAACCACCAAAATCTTTTGGTGATCTTATAAAAGACTTTGCTGGAGACTTATTTAACATCTTTGGTGCAGAGAAGAAAAATGATCTTCCTTCTGGATTTGATACAAGTCTAAATCTCAATGTTGCAGATAGGACTAATCTTAAAAAAGCATTGGATTTCTCTAAGATTTATGCGATGGATCAGAATGCATTGAATTCTTCAATCATCCCAATTTCGTTTGGTATGCCTGAACCTATCTATGTCCCAATGCCAATAAATAGTGGAGATAAGGTAGTAAACGTCTTCCAGTCACCCTTGCTCAATAAGTAATGGCAGCAGTAAAGAAAAGTGCGAAGTTAAACTTTTATAAGTTCGTCACACCTAAGAAGATGAAGGTGGAGGCGAAGGATGCTGGTGTCTTACAAGAAGGAATCAATAAAAATACTCAGGCACTTAATAATATTGGTAAAACGCTAAACTCTCTGGGAGCAGTATTAACAGAGTTTAGAGATGCTCAAGCAAAGATGGTGGAAACACTGACTGCTCAGCAGAAAGTGAAATTCACACCAGTCTATGCTAAACCAACTGGCGGTCCAAAAATGGACTTGGGTGATGGTGAGCAAAAACTCCCAGAAACTCAAATGCCTGGATTCTTGGAAGCTATTTTTAATCTAGTAAAAGATTTTATTATTCTTGCTTTTGCTGCTCCTGCACTCAAATGGTTATCAGATCCGAGTAATCGAGAAACCATTCAAAGAGTAGTTAGTTTTCTTATAACTTTTGTAAAAGTCATCAGTGGTTTCATCACTACATCGATGGAAAACTGGGTGAATTCCATGTATGAAATCCTTAGGGATGATTTAACATGGTCTGAAAAACTTCCTAGTATTATTAAAGCATTTGTTAATTTTGCTAAAGTATTTTTAGCGATTCGTTGGTTAAAAAATCCATTGAATCTTGTTAAAGATCTAAAAACAGTTTTGGGTCTTTTTGCTAAAGGTTTGAAAGGTGCTTTGTTTATGCTAACAAAGCGCACTAAAATGCTTGCTGTTGGTGCTGCATTAGTTGGTGCTGGTGTATTGCTTTACAAAGCAATGAAATCTGATGAAGGAAAAGAGGCAGCATCTCCAACTGATGATCCTCCACCACCTGCACCTGAAGCAGCAAAGGGTGGTTTCTTACCTCAACTCGCTAGAGGTGGGTGGATCAGTGGTCCCATGTCTGGTTATCCAGTATCACTTACTGGACAAGGCACAGATTTTATTGGTCATGGCACAGAGTACGTTGCTAAGAGATCAGACGGCGGGTTTGTAATTCCTTTTGATACCCCTGCAACTCGCACTAATCCTGGTCTTACCGAGAGAAGAATTGGTGAGGCATCCTCAAAAGGATTTGACCTAAGCGACATGTTTGGCAGCATGGGTGGTTTCTCTCAAGGTGGACCCCTGCTGCCTGAGCGTGCTGGTGGCGGTGCGGTTACTCTTACTGGCGTGTCTAAACAACGTGTTGGTAACGATAAAGAATTTTTAAAACGAGTTAACGAAGTTTCTGCTAAGATCGGTGCAAATCCAGCAGATCTACTTGGTTTGATGGCATCTGAGTCTGGACTTAACCCTCAGGCGAGAAATAAGAGTGGTGCTACTGGTCTGATTCAATTTATGCCTGGCACTGCAAGAGGACTGGGCACATCAACTGCCGCCCTTTATAGAATGAATAGAGTGCAGCAGATGGACTATGTTGAGAAGTTTTTAACAAAATTTGCTCCAAGAAATCCAACACCAGGACACTTATATACTTCTGTATTCTTGCCTGCCTTTGCAAAGAAACCTGCAAACTATGTTGTTGCTAAACGAGGTGGATTCCGTGATGATTGGGGACATCACCCTGCAGCATGGTATTCTGCAAACTCTGGTCTTGATCTGAATAAGGATGGTAGTATTACCATTGCTGAGTTAGGTCAAAGAATCAAGCAGAAGCAAAAGTCTTTTGGTATTGGTGGTGGAAGTCGAATTGATGTATCTGACATCGCATCTACTGATACAGGAGTAACACCAGCAGCTGGTGCTGCAGCACCTCAAATGTCCTTTAAGGATGCTTTGGGATCTTTCGCTGGTAGTTTGTTTGATCTTTTTGGTGCAAAGAAAGATGAAAAAGCATCAAAAAATGCACCTGTAAAAGAATCTGGAGCTGGTAGTAAAGAGGGCAATAAGGCAAATCTTAAACAGGATGTAAAACCAAAAGTAATAACTAGTGCTGCTGCATCTGCAAAACCTCAGGCACAAACCAGTCCTTCCTCTGCAGGTGGTAGTGCAGCACCAACGGTTACAAAGAAAACTGAAGATGTTGCCAATGCTAAACGTGATACAAGAGATGGACAAGTTGCTGCTCTTCGTGCTATTCAACAACAGCAGGCAACTCAAGCGCAACGTGTTGCTGCAATTTCCAAAACATCTCTTCAAACTGTCCAAAAAGCAGAGTCTGCAGCAAACAATAAACTTCCTACTATTGTTTCTAATGGTGGAGCGAGAAAACGTAGTCTGATCGATCAACTCGAATCGGATAATGCACTAATGAGGTCAAGAGGATAAAATGGCAATGTCGAGAGAGACTGCAAATGATGTAGATTTCAGTCTAAAAGTATATCGTGAAATTTCTGGTAACAAACCTAAGTATTTGACTGCAAAGAATGATGGCGATGCAGAGGCATCTGAATTGGCAGACTTTGTTATTGCTCTTAATGTAATTGAATCTCTATCATCTTCTGCAATTAGAGCTGAGATTACTATCCAAGATAGTGCTGGTTTGGTTAACCATCTAAAGGGTGGAGAGTTTTGGAGAATGACCTTTAAAACTGGTAACACTGATGCAACTTATGATTTGGTGGGATACAACATTTCTAGTAGATCTAGAAGTGGAAACTCTGAGGTTTATATCGTAGAGTGTGTGAGTCAAGACTTTCTGTTTAATGAAGTGAAAAATGTTTTTGGATCTTCTAAACAGTTATTTCAAAAGAAAGCAAAGGCAAAAGATGTTGTAACTAAACTTTTGAAAGATAAAGAATATTTGAAAACCTCAGCAAATTTACACATCGAGGACTCTGAAAATACTCATGAGTTTATGGTGCCAAACTGGAGAATCTTTGACACTATTCACTGGATAGCACAAAAATCTATTAGACCTGGCACGGCTTCAAGTCCTCAAAATGGATTTCTATTTTGGAGATCTAGTCTTGGATATCATTTTAAGTCTATCGACAAGATGATTGATGAAGCAAACCAGCAAACATTTGAGCAGGTCACTGATCCTAAGAGTGGTAAAGCAAGATTATATCGCTATACATACGAACCAAAGAAAAGTGATGATGAAGGAAATGATGATTTCCGTATTGATAACATTACATTTCCAGAAGATAAGAATTACTTACTTGCATTAAGAAATGGATCTTTTGCTGGATATAGCACAGCATTTGACATTAATGTATTCTCAAACTCATCCATCAACCCAAACACATTTAGTCCTATCGTCTATACGTTTGACAAAAAGGGAATTGATAAGAGTGGAAAAAATCCAAAGGTAATTGATTTCTGGAATAAGATGAGTCACATTGGTGGTAAAGTAAATCCTGCTATTAGATTCCCAGACTTTGTTAAACAATTAGTAAGTCGTCCAAAGAGAATTCGTTTTGGTGCTCTTCCAAATAGAATTTTTGATGAGAAGAAAGGTAAGGATAAGCAGCAATACAGTGATCTGGCATATATGCAAGCATATCAGCATATCAGAAAGACTACCTTGCAAAATATTCAACTCCTTGTTAAAATACCAGGAAACCTAGATTTATATCCTGGTTATGGCATCGATATCGTCATACCTATGACAAAACCCTCTGAGGATCAAATTGTCAAGGATCGGCAGTATAGTGGTAAATATATTATTGCTGCGGTAAGACATATCTATGATACTAATTCTTTGGTCACCGAATGCTTACTCTACAGAGATGCATTGACCAAAGAATAAATAATACTGTATTAGGAGGATACAATGGAAAGTATCGAAAAGCATATTGAGGCGGACAAACAAGAACTTGAGAATCCTAACATTTCACCTCAACGTCGTCGCCATATTGAAGGCGAACTAGAAGAATTAGAAGCATACGCAGAGCGTCATCCAGAAGATCATCATGACCCCACATCT